CTGGCGTGGTGTCTTCGGATCACCAGGTGCGTAATAAATAATTAAATGGGGCGGCCTCAAAATCGCCCCATTTTACATATAAAGTAAGAATATAAGGTGAGAACGTGAAAAAATTTAGAATTCAAATTAAAGCTTATGATTATGCTGCTGATTTTCAAATATCAGCAGAGGATAATGCTATAGCTATTGAATAAGCAATCCTTGACAAATTGGGACAAAATACTGTAAAGTGGGAAAAAGATGGATTTAGTGATTCATCTCGGAGGAAATGGATAACCTATGAGGAGGTTATAAATGACTCAAGACCTATACACTATGAAACGGTCCTTGGAACTCGAGTGGCATCAAGAGCACCTGAAGGAGGGCAGATATAATATACATATGGGATATATCGACAAAAAAATTCAGGAAATTGTTAAAGAGATTGTTGCTGAAGAGTTTAAAGAAGCAACTCGTCTTACACAACAACAAGACGCCAAGCCCGAAGTTTCGATAGCCACTTAAGCGCTATCAAAAATCATACAAAACCTACAGGATCACTTGCGCCAAATTTAAATTTGGGGTATAGATTTGATACTATACAATTATTTAATTAGATCTAGACGCGTATAGTCGACGGCCTAGAGACTAGATCTATATTAACTAGGAGGATTATAATCATGGCAAAAACAAACTTTTCGGGACCTATCACAACAGGACCGATACAGAACACGACAGGAACTACTGTAGGTGAAAATGTAAGAAATGCTTCGTTTTTAACGAACATTGGCACTTTTCCAGTTACTTATGCTAGTTTCGCGGTTACTACTGATGCTAACAGATTAGCTGTTACTGGCTCTAATGGAGCTGCTACAACTTCTGTTACCTTGGTAGACTCTACAGCAAACGTCCCAGGCATTACGTCTGTGGGTGGTTTTGAAATGGCATCTGCAATCACGCTAACATCAGGAGGTAATGACTCTGCTCTTACAGCAACTATTACTGGAACCGATGTTTTCGGGTATGCGCAAACTGAAGATTTAACAATGGCTAATGCCGGCGTTGCAACTTCAACTAAGTCTTTCAAAACTGTAACATCAATTGCTGTTTCAGGAGCAGGTACAGTAGGTACGTTATCAGTAGGAATACTTTTAACAAATGCTGTCAGTGTTCTACTTAGATCTACATTCAACGCAGATCCGTTGTCTCAAACATCTACTACAAGTGGTAAGAACTTAGCTAACAATATTGTGGTTCCAGCATGGTCTAGAATTACAAATATTAATTTGATTGTTACTACAGCTTTTGATCAGAACACGTTTATGCAACTTGGAGCTAATGTTGCGCAAGCAGCTGGCTCTACTACAAATACTCATGATCTTGATTTTTTTGCTGGAGCAAGTTCAGGAACCGATGTTAAAGCCGTAGGCTCTAGACATATTCCTGTGTATTTTGTTCAAACTACAGCACAGTCAAAAAACTGTATGAATGTCTCTGATGACGATGCTTCAGGATATGAAGTAGATAAATCAGTCGTAATGACGATTAATTGTGCAGCGGCACCTACAGCTGGTAATGCAGTGCTTAATCTTACTTGGTTGCAGAAGATCAATAACACGAACTAATAAATTATTCTAAGCCCCTTCGGGGGCTTAGAGACTAAGGAGATAAAATTATGGGATACGCAGGCGGAATCACTGATGTTAAATCGTCTACTCTAACAAGTTCAGGAAGAGTTGAAACTTATACGGGAAGCTCAAGCTATATTGGAAGGGCTCGCTTAAAAGCGGTTAATGCCAATCCAAGTACAGCTGAAGCTCTTGTTAAAATTTATAATGGAACATCGGCTGTGGCAGCAAGTATTGTGTTTCAAGCTAAATTTGGAAGCGCGGCGGAAGTTGGTGGCTTAGATATATACATTCCTCAAAATGGGATTTTATGTCCCGATGGAATATACGTAGCTTTAACGAATTGTGATTCTTGTACGATAGTTTGGCAATCGTAAGGAGGATAAAATGGCGACATCCTCAACAGTTGCATTTAACCCTTCAGTTTCTCAATGCATTGAAGAAGCTTATGAAAGATGTAATGTACAATTAACTTCTGGAATGAGCTTACGAACTGCTCTTTTTTCCCTTAATGTTTTATTAAGTGAATGGGGAAATAGAGGAATTCATTTTTGGGAAGTAGCCAATACAAGTCTTTATCTTACCGAATCTCAACGTCAATATGACATCTATTGGGATTCTACAATACGAGATTCTGTTACTACCTTTCCAGCAACAACCGATGGTTCTTCGGCTTATGTTTATAATGCCACTGACATTTTAACTGCTGCTTATCGTAGTGGAACCGGAACCAGTCAGAATGATGTATCTCTCACTAAAATTGACAGGGCTACTTATGCCGCTCTCGCTAATAAAAATGCGGAAGGACAACCTTCCCAATTCTGGGTTCAAAGATTTATTGATAAAAAAACTGTTACTCTCTACATAACTCCCGGTAGTTCACAAGCTGGGAAGTATCTTAATCTTTATTATGTAAAAAGAATTTTTGATGCAGGTATTGCTCATCCAGATTCTCAAGCTTCAGATACTCTTTCAGCTTATTCTCGTACAGGGGACGTTCCTTATAGATTTTTTCCACCTTTAATTTCTGGATTAGCTTTTTATTTAAGTCAGAAAATTAACCCAGCTAGAACACAAGAATTCAAACTTCTTTATGAAGATGAATTAGCTAGAGCTCTCGCTGAAGATGGTTCCGCTTCTAGTACTTTTGTAACCCCTCAATCTTTTTATCCAGCGGGGTAGACAATGACAGCAAGATTTTCACAAGGTAAATATTCATTAGCTATTTCAGATCGGGATGGACAAGCTTATCCTTATACTGAAATGGTTAGAGAATGGACAGGTGCCTGGGTTCATATTTCAGAGTTTGAAAAAAAATCTCCTCAATTAGAATTGAAGGTTACAGGCGGAGATCCTCAAGCTTTAATGCATCCTCGAACTGCACGAACAGAATTTGAAACAATGACTATGCTACAGGGAAATCCTTTTTTTACAACAACAGCTGGCACCTCCGTGATTCGTGTTTATCAACCCGGACATGAACGTACCATGGGAAGTACCTTCCGATTTTACGGACCTCCTACAGTAGCTCCTGGAACAGGAACTTCTACAAATCCTGTTGCAACTTATGCTGATGTTCCTAGTTTTGATGGAATTACTGGTTCAGAAATTTGTAAGGAAGCAGGACATGTTATTGCACAATATGGAAGCACGTATGCTCAAACGTATAATAATTTTCAGTTTACAGTTTCTAGTGGAACTGCTACAAATGGAACTACACAAGGAGGAGGCGGATCCGTTTCGATTGGACCTGTCACATTTAAAGCATAATGGCAAACTTTACTTACGCAACATTAACCACAGCGATCCAGAACTATACTGAAGTAGGAACTTCAGTTTTTACTTCTACTATTACGGATCAATTCATTGCTAATGCTGAAGAAAGAATTTTCAGGGACGTTAATATTGATGCCTATCGTTATTATGATCAAGCAGTTTTAGTTGTAGGACAAACAACTTATAACACTCCTACGTCTGGTTTAATTACAAGAGCTCTTAAGCTAACAGATAGTTCTAATAATATGTGGTATTTACAAAAAGTGGATCAAACCATGTTAGATGAATATGCTCAGGATACCAGTACTGTGGCTGCACGTGCAAAACCTAGATATTATGCCATGTACGATGGAGGATCCGGTACTACCCCTGGATACTGGAAAATATCCCCTGCTCCGGATGTAGCTTATACCGTTGAATCAGAATATATAAAAATGCCAACAGGTTTAGACTCTAGCTCACCAACAAGTACTTTTATCAGTAAGAATTTTGGAAATGGCCTTCTTTATGCTTGCCTAGTTGAAGCTTATGGATTTTTAAAAGGACCAATGGATATGTTGACATACTATGAACAACGATATAAACAGGAAGTAGATAAAATCGGTCTTGAACAAATTGGAAGACGAAGAAGAGGCGATTATACTAGTGGAACTATTAGAATCCCTTTGAACACTCCGTCAACCACAGATGCGGGTTTAACTAAATAGGAGATCTTATGGCAGTTACAACAGCAGTATGTAATACATTTAAAACAGAAGTTTTAAAAGGCGAACATGACTTTGCGGTTAGTCAAGATAAATTTAAAATTGCTTTATACTTAACAGGCGCAACGATAAATAAATCGACTACTTCTTATGGCACAAGTAGTGAATCTTCTGGAACAGCTTATACAGCTGGAGGAAAACTTTTAGCTATTGCTAGTCAATTGGTTACATTAGAAACTGATACAGCGTGTGTTGATTTTGGAAATGTTTCTTGGCAAACAGCAACGATTACAGCTAAGGGCGCCGTTATTTATAACACTTCGAGTTCTACAACTCGGAAAGCGGTTTGTGTTTTAAATTTTGGCGGCAATAAAACTTCCACAGCTGGAACATTCACAGTTCAATTCCCTGCAGTTACGGATACACAAGCTATCTTAAGAATAGCCTAGGAGGTAACCTCCAATGGCTGCTAACAGTTGGAACCTTTCCGGCACTTCCTGGGGGATCGGCCTCTGGGGCGAACAAAGCGATACTACAATCACACTTACAGGCATAGGCCTTACATCCTCTGTTGGAACAGCAGAAGCTTTTCACAATAAAGGGTGGGGACGTTTAACCTGGGGTGAAAGAAGTTGGGGCACTGATGTTGAGAATGTAACTTTTAGTGTTACAGGTATTGGACTTACTTCATCCATGGGTGATGAAACCGCAACTGGAACAATTGAACAAGGTTGGGGTCGAGGATC